GGCAGGCGGGCACATGGGGCACACAGCCGAAGGTAGCACTACAGGTTGTAGTCATGCGCGGCCTGGCGCCGATGTTAGGCGAGCAAACATTAGGCGAGCTAACATCTGAAGAAAAAGCTGAAGCCCTGGAAGCAGAGCACCAGCCAGGCGACGACCCGGGGGCTTGAGCGGCAGGCCGGGGTGGCCGGAAAGGGAACCCTAGGTGTAGGGCCCCCCCCATTCCCCCCCTCCCCGCTCCCCAAAAACTGCCGCTTCCGTGGCCGTAGCCGTGGCCGGGGTAGAGGGGGGCTATTCACTGGTGACGGGCGAGGGGTATTCACTGGTGACGTGGGGGGGCATGTCAAGCTCCTACGGCGAGGGGGGGGGCATGTTCAGGTGCGCTATTGTGAGCGGTACGGATCCCCCGCCCCCGGTTGCCCCCGGTTGGATTAGTGCGGGCATAAAAACAAAAAAAGGACCACCCATGAGAGCGATCGCAGGGATTGCGCGATGATCACGTTGCCGAGTTTCGGATGGAAGCCGCGTCATTACCAGGAGAAGGCGTGGCGGTATTTGTCCGAGGGTGGGAAGCGTGCGGTGATGAAGTTCCACCGTCGCAGTGGCAAGGACGAGCTCTGTTTGCACCATGTAGCGTGTGCGGCGCACGAGCGTGTGGGGACGTACTGGTATTGCCTGCCGCAGTATTCGCAGGCGCGCAAGTCCATGTTCGACGCCATCAACCCGAACACGGGGAGGCGGCGCATTGACGATGCGTTCCCGCAGGAGCTGCGCGCCACGACGCGCGAGCAGGAGATGATGATCAAGTTCCACAACGGCTCCACGTTCCAGCTCGTTGGGTCGGACAACTTCGACAGCCTCGTGGGCTCCCCCCCGGTGGGGATCGTGTTTTCGGAGTACGCGCTGAGCAATCCGACCGCGTGGGCTTACATGCGGCCTATTTTGCTGGAGAACGGGGGGTGGTCGATTTTCAATTCGACGCCGCGCGGGAAGAATCACTTCAAGGCGATGTGTGAGCACGCGGAGGACTCCGTGGTGCTCGATGCGCGCGGCGCGCAGACGACGGCGGGGTGGTTTTACCAATCGCTGACGAACGACGACACGCGGGTATTCTCTCCCGTGCAGATGCGGGACGAGTTGAAGGAGTTGCAGGCGTTGCATGGCGAGGCGTACGGGCGTTCGCTCTGGATGCAGGAGTATTACGTCAGCTTCGACGCGGCGATCCCCGGAAGCATCTTCGGCGACTGCGTGGAGATCGCCCGCAACGCCGGCAGGATCACGGTGGAGGTGCCGCACGAGAAGGGCGTGCCGGTTCACACGGGGTGGGACTTGGGGCGCACCGACGACACGGTGATCTGGTGGTACCAGGTGTTTGGCGGCGAGCTGCGGATGATCGACTACCATTCGAGCAACGGCAAGGACGTCGAGTTCTACGCGCGGACCCTGGAGGCGAAGCGGGTCGAGCGCGGATTCACCTACGGGACGCATTACCTGCCGCACGACGCGAGGCCGCGCACCCTGGCCGCGGGGGGCAAGTCGATTTTGCAGCAGTTTCAGGACTGGAACCGGGGGCACCGTGACGTGCTCGGCAAGTTCGTGATTGCGCCGCGCCTCGACAAGCAGGAGCAGATCCAGGCGTTGCGGGCGACCTTCCCGCGCATGTGGATCGACGGGACGCGCTGCCACGAGGGGATCGAGTGCTTGGTGCATTACCACCGGGAGTGGGATGCGGAGTTGCGGGTATTCCGGCCGGCGCCGGTACACGACTGGTCGAGCCACGGGGTGGACGCGGCGCTCACGGTGGGCGTCTCGTGGAAGGCGGCGCGCACGCAGCGGCAGCGCGATGGCGAGACGTTGCCTTCCCCGGAGCAATTGATTAGTGGTAGTGTCGGCGCTCAATCGTTCGGCGCCCTCAAGAAGCGTCATTTCGCCAAGGCTCGCGCCAAGCGCGACCGCGTAGGAGCTTGACATGCCCTCACCGACTATCGAAGTTGGTACGCCCACCAATTTGACTGGCAGCGCCGTGATCGGTCGCGGTGGCGACCAGCAGCGCATCCTCGGGTTCTACGTGAACAGCACGACTGCGGGCACCATCCTCTTTGCTGCCACTTCTGGCGGCGCCGCTTACAGCGGCACGATCACGCCGGCAATCGGGTTCCATCCCTTCCCCGCCGACTGCCCTGCAGGCCTGCATGTGACCATCGGCGGCACGTTGAACGTGACCATCTTCCACGCGGGTTGACGCATGGGCTCCAAGAAGCGCGAGCCGATCGACGCCGACGACGACGCGGGCGGCGACAAGGAGGACAAGAAGGTTTCGAGCCAGGTGCTTCACTGGCTGAGTGAGGTGGAGGCGGCGAAGAATCGCGAGAAGGACTACCGCTCGGACGGCCGGCGGGTGCGGGAGATTTACTGCGGGGAAAAGAAGGACGAGACGCCCTTCAACATCCTGTTCAGCAACACGGAAACGATCCTGCCCTCGATGTACTCGCAGACGCCGCGCCCGGTCGTCACGCGCCGCTACAAGGACGGGGACCGCGTTGGCACCGCGGCGGCGAAAGCGGCGCAGTGTTTTCTTGAATTCGCGCTCGACACCAACATCGACGGCTACGAAACCTTCAACGACGTGATGAAGGCCGCGACGATGGACGGCTTGCTGCCCGGCCGCGGCATCGCGAGCGTCAAATACGACGCCGAGATGTACAAGGAAACGGTCAAGGCCGAGCTCGTGTGCTGCGAGACGCAGTCGTGGAACCGGGTGTACTTCGGCTTCGCGCGCAAATGGTCGAAGGTGCCGTGGGTCGCGATCGAGATGCAGATCGACAAGCCCGAGGCGTTGCGGCTGTTCGGCAGGGAAAAAACGTCGCTGGTGCGCTTCTCCAAGGGGCTCGAAGACGACGACTCCGATGGCGCGCGGCCGAGCAAAGGCGAGAACCAGACTGGCGAGCGCAAGACGGCGCTGATATATCAAATTTGGGATAAGAGCGGCGGGCGCAAGGTGCGCTACGTTTCCCCGCAGTACACGGACGGGTACCTGCTGGTCGAGGAAGACCCGCTCGAACTCACCGGATTTTTCAACGTGCCGCGGCCGATCCAGTTCATCGAGAAAACCGACTCGACCGTGCCGGTGTCGATGTACTCGCTGTACGAGAATCAGGCGATCGAGTTGAACCGCATCTCGCTGCGCATCAATCGCATGATCCAGGCGGTCAAGGCGCGCGGCATCTACGACAGCGAGCTCGGCGAAGACCTCGCGAACCTGATGGAGGCGGACGATAACGCGCTCGTGCCTGCCGAGAAAGGCTCCTCGCTCGCCGCGGAGAAGGGCCTGTCCAATGCAATCTGGTTCATGCCGCTGGATGTCATTATCACTACCTTGCGCGAGCTGTACGCCGCCCGCGAGGCGTGCAAGCAGGTCATTTACGAGATCATGGGCATCTCGGACATCCTGCGTGGCTCGTCGAAGGCTTCCGAGACACTGGGCGCGCAGCAGATCAAGAACCAGTGGGGCTCGCTGCGCCTGAAGCCCAAGCAGGCCGAGGTGCAGCGCTTCGCGCGCGACCTGATGCGGATGATGCTCGAAATCGCCGCTTCGAAGTTTTCCGAGGACACATGGGCTCGCATGACGGGGCTGCCGTATCTCACGCAGATGCAGTCGCAGCAACTGCTGCAAACCGCGCAGGCGGCAAAGCAAGCCGCGATGAAGCCGTCGCCTGACCCGCGCCAGCCAAATCCCGCCATCGCGCAGTACAAACAGCTCGCCGAGCAGGCTAAGAATTCCATTACCTGGGTGCAGGTGATTGAAGTCCTACGGGATGACCTCCAGCGCGCCTACAAAATCGACATCGAGACGAACTCCACCGTCGAGCCGGAGGCCGCCGAGGACCAGAAGAACATCGCCGAGCTGATGAACGCGATGGCGCAGTTCCTGAACGGCGTCGGCCCGATGGTGCTGCAGGGCGTGCTGCCGTTCGGCGTTGCCAAGAACATGCTGCTCGCCATCTCGCGCCGGTTCCGCTTCGGGGATGAAATCGAGGAGGACATCAAGGGCATGCAGCCGCCGCAGCCCCCGCCGGAGAAGGGCAAGGAAGGCGACAGCGGCGCCGAGGCGCAGGTTGCGGTCGCGAAGGTCGAGCAGAAGGCCGCCGCCGACAAGCTGCAGTTCGATTCGACGGTCGCCAAGTTGCAGTCGCAGTTGCAGGCCGCGATGCAGGAAAACCAGATGATCGCGCGCAAGAACGATCTCGACGTGCGCGAATTGAAGATCAGCATGCAGGGACAGGTGCAGAGCCTGGAGCACAAGACGGCAGGCGAATCGTTGAAGCAGAAGGCACAACACGAGTCGGGCAAATTGACCCTACAGGCCAAAACTGCACAACTTTCCGTCAAGGCCGCGGCCGGCGGCGCGAAACCAGCGAGTCAAAAGACTGGTGGCGCCGCTACGCCAACTCCGCAAGCGCCGATGGACGGCGGCGGCGCGCAAGACCTCGGGCAACTGGCCGGCATGCTTGAGCAGGTCGCTTCAGGGCTCGGCCAGGTCATGCAGGCGATGCAGGCGCAGGCCCAGGCGAGCGAGGCGCTGCAAAAGGCTGTGCGTGCGCCGAAACGCAAGCGCGCGGTGCGCGGCAAGGATGGCAAGATTGCCGAAATTATCGAAGAAGCGATGGACGAGGGGGTGATGCAGTGAGTTTTTCGTCAACCGTTCTCGCGTTGCTCGCCAATGCGAGCCCGCGTCCGTGGGAGATGGGCGCCGTACTGCCGGAAGGCCGGCCGCTGATCGGGCACATGGCGGTTACTGCGAACGCCGAGGTTTCCGTCTACCTGGTGAACCGCGCGGCGGCGCTGTCCGAGCTCGAAGGGGCGGCGACCGCTATGCTGCCGCGATTGAGGGCTGGCAAAGCCCCTTTCGCGCGGCACCGCAACGCGCTGTATGCGGCATTGGAGAAGTTGAAATGATGCGGGCAGTTATCGCCCTCGTCCTGCTCGCGCTCGCGCCGGCTGCCACGGCCGCGACGGTAACCGTGGACTGGACGAACCCCGCCTTCAACACGGACGGCACGCCGCTCGCCGCATCGAGCATCACCCGCACGCGGATCGAGTAC